ACTCTTATTTGTTTTATTTTCAAAGCCTGGTTCATATCCATCAATCCCTCAAATTGGTTTAGATATTGAAACCAAGCTTTATTCTTTTTATGATGAAATAAATGAAGATGATTTAAAATCTCAGATTACAGAACAATGTGCTATGCTGGGAACTTATATGAGTGCTGGTACACTTGATATTAGAAAAACAATTTATAATCATCAACCATCATTAATGATTCATATTGAGGGTAAAGAGCAATACCCAGTTGGATATAAGAGTGATAAACTTGCATATTCAAATAGGTATTTAATTGGTATAACATATGATGAAATGAATGAAATGATTTATAATGTTACTGCACAATAGTAAATGAAGAAAGGAGGAAGTAGTTTATGGCTGTAACTAATCGTGCTTATATTGAAAAACTTATTTATGATACATTTGATGCATTAGATCCATCTGGGACTAATAGTGATAAATATCGGGCTATGTTTAGTGATATGAATGACACACAATTTGAAAAGTTTATGAAAGACTTTTTAAAAGATGAGAATGAAAATTTCTCATTAGATATAGTAGAATTTGAACATGATCTAAAAATGGAATATTGTGAAAAAGCTGCTAAAGTAATTGGATTCCCACTCATGGAATATATATACATGCCTCATTTAACTATGGACAAAAAACGAGTGGTTGTTTCTAAAGAGAAGTGTTTAGTTGGATATATTAACGTTAAACGTACACAACAACTTTTGCATAAGAAGAATGGACTATCTACTTCTAATGAAAAGACATCTGCATTAACAGGTCAGGTTGTTAATAAAGATAAGAATGCTAGAGATAGTGATATCGAAGCATCAATGCTTGTTGCTTTAGGAGCAGATAAAATTCTTCAAGAACTTCATGGACCAAGATCAGATGACCCTGTTATGAAACGTCAAATGAATAAAAGTATTGCTGATAAAGGTTATGTTATGTTGGATGAATTAGAGAATCTTCCTACGAATAAAATCACCCTTAATACTGTCAATACCTTTTTATTATCAATGGGACTACATTCAGATCTTGTTACACCTACTTATATTTTGCCAAAAACATCTGCAGAATTATTTGAATAATGAAAGGAGATAATTACAATGTTAAAAATTCAAGTTTTAGGTAAAGGACTTATTCCAAGAGGTCATGGTATTGCACCTCGTAAAACCCCATTTGATGCTGATCTAAATCTCATCAAGTTAATTCTTGCTACTGGTACTTTCAAAGTAAATATGTTAAATCCAGCTACAGGAAAATTAATTCCATTGACGAATGGTAATCTTCAGAAGATGTGGAATACATATGGAGTGCAGAAAAAAGTTGCAAGTAAACCAACTGTTACTCAGCCAGTAAAATCTTCTCCGGTAACTCCAGAAGTACGTAATGTTCCTGTAAGTAATCCGGTACCTCCTGTTCAGCAGAATAAAAATAAACAGGTAGAAACTGTTGAAACAAAGGAGGAAGTCAAAAGTGACAACTCTACAAAAAAAGAAGAAACAAAAGAAACACAGGTAGAAAACAAAACTGAACAGAAATCCAATCAATCTTTCAAGCCTATTAATAATCCGAATAGCAAATAAGATAAAGGAGTGGGTATTATACCCACTCCTTTATTGTTTTATTTTAATGATATATTTTTACTAGGTGTATAACGAAATTTATATACTTTATATGAAATATTTAACATAGGAGGTTGATGGTATATGGAATCAGTAATGTATCAATTACCAGTTATCAGGACAGTAGCAGATTGTGAACGAGAGTTTCCTGATTTGATAGTAATATCAAAACTCAGAACATATGAAGAATTCGATGACTTGTATTACAAAGTATACTATGCTATTTGTGCATGTATTGAAATTCCTGAATGTGTTAGTCACAAAATCAAATTTAAATTTTATCAAGAGGATGATCAAATCTTTGAGTTATCAATGCCTAAGTTCATGCTTAATTTGAATGCTTGGCGTCCACTTATTGAATTGAATGAAGTTCAGAAATATTATCGAAAACAAATTGAAGTCTTGGATGAATCATTCATCATTGGTATTATGATGAGTGATAAACTTCGTGTTGGTTTGGAATCTAAAGTATTAGCCGTACTAAATGAATACGGCATTCCGTTTGAGAGATGTTCAGAGTTGTTAAAAGTAATGATTGAAAGATATCAAGAAGCATCAATTGAATTTTCTCTAACATCAAGTGCAAGTATAATGACATTTGAATCAGTATTCTTAAATGACTATAAGAATTCTGAAAAGATTAGAGAATTAAATAATCTGGAAATTCCTCAATCATTGCAAACAGCAGAAGTAGAAGATTTATTACGTCAGAAAACGAATGAATTGATTTCTGCATTGGGTGAAACGAAAAATCCTATTTGGTATATTTCCAAAGCAGGTAATCATATTAAACCTAAACAAGTTCAAGAATTATTCTTGTCTTATGGACAGATTCCTGATGTATCTGGTAATGTTATTCCATATACAATGCAGGGTAATGGATTCTCCACAGGCTATATTGATGCGACTACCTATTATGTTGCAGCTACAGGTGCTCGTCTATCTGCAATTATGAATAAAGCTCATATGGGTGAAGCTGGTTATCTTTCTCGTAACTTAATTTTATCAAGTAGAACTCTAACACTGTCTAAAACTGTATTTGATTGTGGTACTAAACATTTACTACCATTAACTGTAACAGATAGCTCATTCTTACATAGACTTGAAAATAGATGGTATTGTGAACACCTCGGTGAACCATTGAAACTCATTCACTATGAAGATTGTAAACATTTGATAGGCAAACAAATTCATATCAGATCTTTGTTAACGTGTGCATGTGGGGATGAAGTATGCCACGTATGTTATGGTAAAGATAGTCATCTTGTAATGAATATGCCAGGTATGGCAATTTTCAATACTGAAGTATATTCAGAACCAGTATCACAAAATATTCTTTCTACCAAACACTTATTATTCACTGCAGCAAATAAGATTGGATTTTCTGAATCATTCCATAAGTATTTTAAATATTCCTCTGGAGATATTTATCTTAAAGACAAAGATGAATTTGATGATACTCAGCAGTTGAACACTGGTCATCTTAGTATTCGTATTGAGGAAGGAAACGTTCTTGCTATTAATGATAATGACATGCAAGAATACAATACATTTGGTAATCATATTGAAAGTCCTTTCTATGTCTATGATTCCAGAACGAAAACTTATGAAGCAATTGAGATTATTAACTATGAATCTATGTTTATTGATGCTGCTTCTATTAAGTTATTTAAAATCGTTGCAGAGAAGAAATCTGAGGGTGGAAAGAAATATTATGAAATTCCATTTGATGTATTATCAAGTGAACTTGAAGGTCGTTTGATGAATATAGATATCAAGAATAATGGTCTTACAGATAATCTTTATATGATTATGAATCTTCTTAATAAGGATGCATCTAAATATGATGATTACAGTAAACTTGCACAGGATTTCTTTGAAACATTGATCAGTGCAGGTATTCGTTGTCGTTGTGTACAAGCTGAAGTAATTCTTAACCGACTTATCCGTGATGCAAATGATATTTATCATAGACCAGATTTCTTGAAATTTGAGAAACCAGAGTACAAGATTCTTACATTAAATCAAGCATTACTGAATACTAAGGCTCCTACTATTGGTTTCTCGTATCAAGAACTTAAACGACAGATCTTGAGTGACGCTTTATATGAGGAAAAAGATGGATCTTCTTATCTTGATCACATGTATGCAGAAAAGATTGATACTACACATCTTAAAGAATTAGCTAAGAAAGTACAAGAAAGGAGAAAACTGAAAAATGCCAAATCTAGAAGATAGTATAAAAGATCTAGAATCTTTTAAAGATAAAATGAAACAGAGTTCAGAGCAAACCGATGATGTTAAAGAGGGAAGATCTACAGCAGAAGAAGAACAACAGGAACCTGCTTACGTATTATACAATGCAATTGTAGAAACAAGTATAGAAATTATGAAGCTTCCTTCATTTGTTAAAGGCTTTAATCATATTGCAGATAAATTTGGAGAAGATTGTGCAAAAGAATTGTCAGAAATGATGGTTATTGCAATGACACAATCAGCTCACAATGCAATCCTGATGTATGATTCTTTACTAAAGGAAGAATTGACAAAACAATTTGATCATTATGGTAAAGCATTGAATGAGTGTATCGGTATTGTAAATGCTCATAATAGTGTACTTGAAGTATATAAATCTAAACTAGGTACAATCGAAAAAAATATCAAACTTGAATCAATGAATAAAGAAGCAAATAAATAATATTGTTGATACAGGAGTCCATTGGACTCCTGTATCATTTTCTTTTTATTTATATATTATTAATTTATAAAAGGAGGTAATAATTATGTATCACATTTCATTTATTAAAAGCCTTATGGAATTCGATAAACGAGTTCTATATCAAGGTACACCTAGGAACGGTATTGTTTATGATATGAAAAGTCTGAAAGAAATATTATTCTTCAATGAGGTATTCATGTCTAATACTAATGAAATATTTGAAAAGCATAGAACTACAGAAATCCTGGATGACTATGTAAAATGTTTGAATAAATATATTTCTAATGTAAGTATGATTATTCAACATGCAATTTCAGTAAAGAGAGAACTATTTTTTACTCGTCAGGATAGTTTTGAAAGAAGATTTGCAATTAATACAACTCTTGAAAATCAAGTAATTACTCAATATTATCCAGATATCAGAATGTTTAATTATCCATTTGAAAGTGGTCAATTATATTATATTGGTATAAAAGATAATTGTATTTCAGTATCTCATGTCGATCCTAAACGAGAAGTTTACAATAATCCCATCACATACCAAAATGGAGAGCAATTAATCGTTTATAAAACCGATGACTGTATTCGAGATTTTATTAAGAGTGATTTAGATTTAGAAGATGTCGTAGCTGTAAAAGTCACTACTGCTTTGAAAAATCCAACCATTGTAACGAAAGTTGAATATAATGGACCTACGGAAACTATGAAACGTG